TGTGTATGATAGGCTTCTTAGTGTTAAGCAAAAGGAATGCTGATGTCTAGTGAGTTAAAAATAATAGGAACGAGGTTTTTTGGAGGAGATAATACCGGCGGCTTGTGGGTTAGTAGTTCGGGCGCTGCTATGGGTACTAGCCTTAACTTCAGCTCGGCTATAACTACAACGACAGGTAACAGTTCAGTTCGGGTTGGCCCTTCTCATACTTATGGTCCTTATGGCAACTCTATGGACACAGATCTCGATAAGTTTTTTGAGGGCGCGAAGAAGGCAAGAGATGATGCTTGTTTAGAAAAGCTTCAAAGCATTGAGGAAGCAGTTTTTCGCATCAAGGAACTTCAAGAAGAGCAATACACCATTTACAAGGAAAAGATTGTAGAGGTCGAGGTCAACAAGGCTATACCCTACGACCCCAAGCCAGACCAAACTCCGCACAGAAAGAAGTGGGCTACAGGCAAGATCTTTAGACCATGTATCTACATTCTCTTTGATGGTGATGAGATCGTCTATGTCGGCCAGTCAAAGAGCCCTTACTCGAGATTAAGCGCACACCAGAGGGATAAGCATTTCAGTGCGGTAAGGCTGTTGCCTTGCCTCAAACACAGGATGAGTTACTGGGAGAAGAAGCTTATTAAGAAGTACTCTCCAAAGCTCAACAAGACGCACAATGAAAACAAAGTCACCTCGATTGATGATTATCGTGAGGCAGTATAAGGATGAATAAGATGAATGAAAATTATGGCAAGTTAGAAAAGAACGTCCCGATAGGTATGGAAGACTCAAACAGCAAAGGCAAAGTAAAGTTTCTTAAATTATTTCCAGAGGTTGGTGATTGTAGATGGATTGAAGAAACTGAAAATTCAGTCTCTAGAGATAAGAAAGGTATGGTTAAAAGCGAAGCTCGTAATAAAGTAAATGCTATAAGAACTAAAATGTATAAGTACGACCTAAGTCCCAAGATGAAAACATATTACAAGGATGATGGCTCTGTATCTGGTTACAGGATTTGGAGGACTAAGTAAGGATGAATAAGATGACGCTAGCAGATTGGATATGGGAGCTGGGGGATGAAGAGGTAGCCAGGAGAACTGGCAAGCCTCGAGGATCCATTAGTCAGTATCGTTTACTCAACAGGTCTCCGTCTGTAAAGTTAGCGAAGCTGTTTATGCATATGTCTGATGGACAGTTGGACTGGGAGTCTATTTATGGGCCAGCCAACGAGATCCATAGCACCATTGCGATACCAGAAGACAGGTCGAAGACAAAGAGTCGGCCATTAGAAAAAAGAAAAGGCGTACCAGCAAAAGGATAACAAGTTATGTCGTTTAATCTGCCGATTGATAATCAGAGCGAAGTATCGCCTGAAGCTAAGGAAGAGTTACTATTTTATTTATGGGAGCATGGCTTCCATTTGATCCCATGCGGATCCCCTTCAGAGGTTGCACCGAAATACTTTCGATCGCGCCATCCCTTTGATTCTGAACAAGAAATTCAATCTCGATGGGCTAAGACTCCTCGAGTTAAATGGCAGCACTACCAAAAGATACAGCCTTCTCATGATGAGATTGAGCATTGGCACAAACAATATCCTCAAGCGAACTGGGCAGCGATCACTGGCATTAACTTTGTGGTGGTCGATGCGGATAGTGATGAGAGTGTCGAGTGGGTGAATGGCGGGGCTATCAGTCGTACTCCGCTCAAGCAGACAACGCCTCGAGGAGGATCTCACTATCTGTATGCGGTGGGTAATTCTCTGGTCAGGAACAGCGCAGGCAAGAATAAGCTGGATGTCAGAGGGGATGGTGGCTATGTCATGATCGTGCCTAGTGAAGGATATCGATGGGACATGGATACTGCGTACCACATGGATGGTATGGAGGATCTCCCTGTTCTGGGAGAGAACGATCTAAAAGCAATACATGAATTCAATACAGGCGCGACAGTAGAGAACCTGGTCAGAGAGAAACTGACAGAGGATCCTGTCGAACCTGGTACTCGTAATGACACACTGGCTAGGCTTGTGGGTAAGTGGGTGAAAGAAGGGTGGGGCATGAGAGAAGTGCTCATCAAGGCCCAGGATTGGAACCAAACATGCTTCCCTCCCATGGATCTCATGGAGGTTACTCGAACTGTTGTGTCGATCACATCAGGTCACATCAAGAGACATCCTGAAGATGTGGATTCAGGGATCATGAAATGGGATACCTCAACGTGGGAGGCTGGACTCACTCAGGATCTAAAGGACATACAGTCTCAAGAGGATCCTATCGATATAGTCGAGGAGGAGAAGATTGAGGGACCGTTAGGGCTCAAACCTTTCTCCGCTGCTGAATGGGTGGACCTCGATGACAGCGAGATTGAATTGTTTTGGGGAGATAAGTTTATCTTCGAGAACAGTAGGATATTACTACTTGGCAAGCCAAAGATCGGTAAGTCGAACTGGCTTGGTGGGTTTGCAGCGGGTGCAACTACAGGCACTGACTTTATGGATGTGCCGTTTAGCAGACCGCTCAAGGTGATGTGGCTGCAAGCAGAGATCATCGCAGAGTTTCTCAAGCAGAGGATTGAGCTGTACTACAGACGATTCGCGGCCAGTGAGGACTTGATACCCATGGGTTACAACAATCTGATCATCACTGGGCGATTGAGAAAGAACCTCATGAGGGATGGAGACATCCAGGCTATCTCGGATGAGATCGCATTTCATAACCCAGACATTGTGATGATTGACCCAGTGATTAACTTCTTTGATGGTGAAGAGAACAACAACTCTGAGATTCATAAGCTGCTCGATCGTGTGGACCTGCTCATAGAACTGAACAATGTCAGCGTCATGATCGCCCATCATACAGGCAAGGAAAGGGCAGATGATAAAACCTTCATGTCTGCGAGAGGGGGTTCAGCTTTCGCTGGGTGGTTCGATAGCGGAATTAAGCTAGGGGGAGAGCGGCCTGATGTATCGTTCTTCTACGAGGCGCGTAATGCGAAAGAGCCCGATGAGCACACAGCTCGCTTTGATTTCAATGAGGGCATGTGGAAGATGAATGAGTTTACCTCGCACAATATTCCTAAGCAGGCGAAGCAGACTGAGGAGGATGAGGTGAAGATCGCGCAGATTGTGGCGGGCGCTATGAGCCTGACTACATTCTACAAGCGCAACGAGCTGGAGATGCTCGCTCGAGAGACACTGAAGAAGGCTCGCATGCCTAATGGGAACAAAGCTTCTCAGAGGGCGGTCAGTCACGTTCAGAAGTACATGGGTGATGTGGTCAAGACACATGCGGATCCGGGCAAGGCGGTCTGGCATTACCTAGAGAACAATCCGAATCAGAAGCCGTGGGAGATAGAGTGAGAGTTAAAAATCTCAGGCCAGCCAGGAGTCTAAATTGACTGGCCCGAGAAATCCCAAAGCAAAAGGAATTTTTTTGGGTGTCCGAAAATCGGAGTATCCGAACAAGGCGGATTATAATGATAATTTTAAAAAATACTATAGATCTTTCATGGATGTGGTAGAAAGAGATTGCGGGCCAAACGTGTGGGGGGTGGTGACCTCGCACAATTCCTGCCTCATAACACAGAGGTTTAAAGAAAAAGGGGGGATGAAGTGCGACCCCGCAACCTGTCTACAAGCAAAGGTTAGACAGACTTTTCATGTCGCCAATTCCCTCAATCACCACATATTACATAGGCAATATGACATGGGTGTTAAGAACACTTAGGAGGTAAAGTTAAAGTAAATTCTAGGTCGGCATAGGCTGACTCGGGTAGGGTCAAAGGGGTGGGTCAAAAAAACGGAGTCGATTGACCCTACCTAGCTGAAAGCCCTACTGTGGCGCGGTTTAGTGTAGGGTCAGGTAGGGTCAGACTGACCCACCGTGACCCTTGACCCTACCCCTACCTAAGTCATTGATTTATAAGGGTGGGTCATAGGGTCAGTAGGGTCACTCTCTAAAGAGAGGTATATAGCTATATAAATATACCCTCTACTTTTACCTCTTTGAGTTAGAGGATTTGGGTAGGGAGAAAATGAAAAAAAAATTTAAGGAGAATAAAATGAAAGCTAATAAAACAAAGGAAGAGTTGAGCCAGCAGTTGAGTGCGATGGTGGATGAGTTTGTTGATGGGGGTGGTGAGATTACACAAGTACCGATTGGAGTAGGCGCTCATCATGCAAAGTTTCATGGGTTGGTTGTTAGCTCGGGTAAGTCAGAAAACTTTGGTTCGTTTACTCACTCGCAGAGTAGACCTGGCTTTCATCGAGAAAAAATATTGTTGATGAAAGAAAAAGATTTCGATTAGAATCGTGAGCATGAATACTCATAGTCAGCCAGTCGCACAAGCTCGAGTCGATATCGATCGAGAGGATGATATCATTGCTGATGTTGATAAGTATGTGGTTAAGCAGAAGGTTCAACCGCTCACTAGTAAGCAGCAGAAGTTTGTTCAGTTGTTTGTGTATCAGGATCTGACTAATTCAGAGTGTGCATTTCGAGCAGGGTATAAACATCCAAAGGTTGTTGCGAGTCAACTGCTACACCATCCAGACTTTAGGCATGTTCAGGACAAGATCCAAGAGCTTCAGGAGGGTGAGCAGAAGAAGTATGAGATTACTTTTGACAAGGTGGCTAGAGATCTGAAGGTGATCAGGGATGCTGCTCTCGAGGATGGATCCTATGGTGCAGCAGTGAGCGCAGAGTTGGGAAGAGCAAAGCTTGCTGGCCTCATGGTTGAGAGGAAAGAGATCAAGCATGGCAGTATCGATCAGATGGATCGGGCAGAGGTGGAGTCCAGGCTTAGGCAGTTGATTGAATCGAATCAGCTTGCACCTGTTCTCGAGGCAAGGATTGAGAACTCTTCACCTGATGTTGAGTCAGATGAAGAGTTGGTTGAAGAGTTTGAAGAAGTTGAGGAAGAGATCGAGGACTAGCTACCTAGTGCCAATCTGATGAGCTTGGATTTATCAAGCAGGCCAACATCAAAGTCAACTTCCCAGAGTGCTTCGATAAACTCACCCCAGTATCCACATCGATTGAGCAATTCAGCAGTCGCTTTCTTGACTGAATCAACATCAACCAGACCATCCTTGATGATCACTCTGTTGGTGGATATGTAGTACACATGCTCCATTTTTTTACACGCCACTCTGCCATCTCTTGAAATGGTTTCTATTTCTTGATAGTGACTTAGCATTAATCCGTACTCACCATCTTCAAAGTCATCTATGATTTTGTGTGGCTTTCCGTCAGGCTCTCTTTCTACAGTGTGCCCTACGTTGTTA